GTCAGCAACTTCTAATGCTGATAATACCCAAGGTTTTAATTGATTGATACCGTAGTTTGTATAACCACCGATAATTAGATTTTTTTTCGCCATGGGAAAACTCCATCATATTTTTCATTCATTACTGCATTACCATTTATAAAGAATTCTTCACTAACAGAACCTTTACCACCATCAACACGATAACTCACCGTGTATTCATTTGTGCAATCCCATTTAGGAAAATGTTGCGTGATTGCTTGTAAAAATACTCTATCTTGACCCCAACCACCATGCCACACAGATGCTATTTTTGTTGCTACAGAAGTTCTAATAAAGTATGTATTAGTATCTATATGATTTATTCCGTGATATGTTGGCCATTTGCCCAAAGATTCGCAATCATCAAAACAAGCAAACTCACCATTCTTCTTATGAATTTTACGGAGAGAATAACACCAATCTAGATTTCTTGTTTCAATTGTTTCAACACATTTTGCTACGTGAGATTGGTATAACCAGTTATCTTGGTCAAGATACATGACATAATCAGTATTTACTAAATGTGTAAAAGCTGCATACACTCTGTGACCATAAAAACCTTTGGCACCAACATTGATTGGCAGAGTAGCCATCACTAATCTATCTGTTTCTGGAAACTTACATTTTATTTCAATTGCTTTTTCTAATGCTTGTTCTCCGTCAACCACAACATAACAAATAGTATTTTCGTATGATTGATTTAAAACAGATTCAATTGCATCTTTCAACTCTGGCGAACCAGTAGTTGGTATAATCACCGTTGCACTCATAATATTCCTTAATATATTTAAACGTCAATTCCTATTACATCATTTGGACTATTTGGAGAATTTTTACTCCTTAATTCTAACCAAGAAGCATATTCTTGTGAAAAATTTACTAATGAATAAAAATTATAATTTAAATTTTTACCACTAACAGAAGAAACTGCATAAGCAATTCTTTTTTTGGTTAATACTTCATCAAAAAACATTTGGTAATAATTATATTTTGTTTCCGAATTTTGTTTGCTTGAAGTTACTAATATTCTTTCACACAAATATGCTAAATTGTAAACACTACTATCAACTTTTTTTCCGCCGGTTTTACTTATCACATTATTTAAGGTAATTATTATTTGAGATAAATCATTCTTATCGTCTATAACTTCACTTAAATCGGTACTTGTAGATACAGTTTTTATTTTTTTTGAAACTTGTTCTAGTGCTCTTTTTAATAAATCAACATCTATTTGAAATTTATTTTTTATCAAATTTTCAATATTTTTTTTATCTTCTTTTAATAAATTTAATACTGAAAAAATAGGTATACCAGATAAAGATTTTCCTTGAAAATTTTTATAAACTTTTATTGCTGATTCAGCAACAATTTTTGGTCCCTTTTGTTCTTTTTGGAGTTGGTAATTTAAAGATTTATACCAATCTTCAACAGATTGTTCTTTTTCAAAGATATCTTTAAATTTTACAGTATTTGCTTTAGGACTTTTTACTTTTGATTTAACACTTATTTTTAAGGAAGCATCTTCTTCTTTCTTTTCTGAAGCTGTAACACTAATATAATAATCAATTAAAGGAAAATTAGCTTGTTGAGGTATATAAATTTTTATTTTACTTTTTGATAAATCCATTCTTTTAGGTATACCTAAAATTTTTCTTATTTTTATATCGTTTGCTCGTAAAAGGACAGATAATTTAACTGAAGTTAATATTTCAAAAAATTCAGCAGGAACCAAATCTTTTTCAACATCAAAAGGTATTGAATTATTTGTATCTTTTACTGTCAATTTTAATAAATTAATAATTTTTAATTCTACACTAGATTGTAAATCTAATTTTTTTATATACAGTTCAACATTCTTTACAATTTCTTCTGGACTCAACCAAACATTAACAATTGATGGATTAATATCCGATGGTTTAAATTTTGCTCTTCCAGTAGAAATTGGTTTTGCTTCTAGACTAGCTTTAACCTGTATTTCGATTGGAGCCATTTTCACAGCACCAGTTTTACCTCCTGATGTAGGTATTGTATACTTAGCAAAAAATGGTGATTTAGAAAACATTTTTTGTATTTTTTGTAATTCATTTTTTCTGAATGTTCTATCAGCATTATCAACAAAAACAGTAATTATTTTTTTATTATCATATTCAACATATTTTTTTCCATATGTTTTAGATAATAAATCTTGGACTGTTTTTATTTGTGAAATTGTTAATGCCATTTTATCGTATGATTTGAATGTCTTTACCTGAAGTCCATACTTCAAGTTCTATTCTTAATCGACCTTCTGATTTGAGGGTTTCGTATCTATTTATAGCTTTATTTCTCCACCATTCAATGATGTTTACCAATTCATGTTTATCGTAGTTTTCACCCTTCTCCAACTTATCAGTTCTACATGCCAACACATCTACGATATTACTAAAACCATAATCTGAGATATAATATCTTTTCTTTTCTGTCAACTTTTTGGCGTTCTCAATCGTTAATAAGAATGCCTCCCCTTCAGAAGTTCCTTTAAGTGCTGCTTTGGTCATAGCTACTATCTTAGTGAAGGTTCTTAATTTTCTACTCGTTGTTGATTCATCTGTTCCTAAAATATCTCCACCAATTTTACTTTCCACATATTCTTTTAAATCAATATATGTTTGGCCATTAATCATTGGTATCAAATCAGAATCGGTTAATCCTTTAAAACGAATATATGGTTTCATACCATCATATTGTGATACGCCTTTTGTTGTACCATAAAGACTAGTAGTTTCAAATAGACACAAATTAGTATCATATTTTTTATTGACAATTTCTCTTACTGTATGTGATGTACAAATTGCAGCCAATAATTTACCGCCAAGATAATTAAATCCAAATGGCTGACTTGGCACAATTACAAAACCCATTATAGTAGAATGATTGAATCGTTTGGCGGTGTCAGGATTCTGTATCCAAACTTGTCCAAGAAGGTCATTTCTTGGCTTCATATAGATGACAGGTGAACCCAATCGAATGAAACCAAGAATCTTTCCTGAGTTCTTTTCTCTTACAGTTAATTGAATATTACGACCCACTGGAGCTTTATTAACATGAGATGATGTAATGGCAAGTAATGTTTCCCATGTTTCATTAGGTATTTCACATACTTCAATATCCATATCATTTGGATGCATAGAAAAATCAGAAAACAAATCATCTTCTGGTGGAAATAATGAACTTGGTATGTTCGCTACCGATTTTATTTTTTCTTCACGCATATATTGTTCAATATTTGCCGTATTACTAAAGTAATTGTGAAAAACTTTAGAGCAGTGTAGTGCTTGTTCTCTGGTTAATTCCATTATATTTTAAATCCTTCAAATTTCTTTTCACGGGCACCAAATGTATTTAATGGTTTATCATCGTGCCCAGCATCTGCTAATCCTTCTTGTGCAGATTGTTCAATATCATATAATCTCATTTTTGCTCTATCAACACCAATAGTAAATCTTTTATAATATGTTGGATCATTATACCTATTTTTTAATTGTTTGACCATCAGTTGGCCAAGTTCTTCTAATTCTTCAGAAGAAATCAAAGCAAACATTAAGTCTGCGGTGGCTGGTAATCCAAAGGACTCGCTTGTATCTTCAAGACCAGGATCGCTAGATGTAAATCCTGAACGAGTGGTTTGTGTGGCACTAACGATAGGTACATTATACTCAACAGCAAGACCTCTAAGTTCTTCTGCAATTGATTTAACGTAGGTATAGGAATTAATATTTGCACCAGCTTTAATACGAGAAGAACAACAAATGTTAAGATAGTCAATAAAGATAATATCAGGTACAAAAGACTTTTTAAGATTAAGTTCATTTAATAAGGTTCTAAAGTGTGTTGCAGAGGCAGATGCGGTTGGATATTCTTTAATAATTAATTTACCTGTTGTTTTATCTTTTACTTTATTAACCTTTTTATCATACATATCTTTTGGTAAATCCATCAAATCATCTAATGATATATTAAGAAGGTTTGCATCAATTCTTTCTGCTATCTTTTCTTCAGCCATCTCCATGGTGATGTACAAAACATTTTTGCCTTGTACCATACATCCTGCAGCCACATGGCACATAAAGAGAGATTTACCAACACCTGTGCCAGCCAAAGCAATATTAAGCGTTTTCGCTGGGAGTCCACCTTTTGTGATTTTGTTAAAATAATCCAAATCAAAGGGAATTCGTTCTTCTTTACGGTGATAAAATTCATATCGTTCATCTGAGTCCTCTAAGTAATCATGTCCTACTGTTGTATCAAAGCTTATTGCGAGAGCATCCGATAATATTTTGGGAATCGAACCTTTGTCTTTGGTTTTGTCTTTGCCATCGAGAATAGAAATAGACCCCAATACTGCATTATAAATGGCTTTCTCTTGGCACCACTTCTCGGTTTTGTCAATAAGCCATTGAATCTCGGTTTTTGAGTCGCTATCATTTGACATTTCTTCGAGATAGTCCTCACACTTCTGAACTTCTTCATCTGTGAGATTATTCTTTTCTTTGACGGCAATACTAAGTGCTGTAATCTCCGGCGCATTATTATAAGTTTGCGTGAATTGTGTAATTTCATTGAATAGTGTC